TGCCTGCATACGTGCTGATACGGGCCTTGGACTTAGCCTGCTGGACCTTGGGTACGTGTGGCAGGAACTCGTCGCCCAAGTGCTTCACGTTGTCGTCAGCCCAAGACTGATACCCAAGTAGGCGCTCACCCAAGTCCTTGAGACCGATGGGGTGATTCTCGTCCAGCAGATGAGCCATGAACATCGTGTCCCAGATGACTCGGCACTTGGCACCATAGCTCTTGAGCCAGCGCTTATCGAACGGCGAGTTGTGTGCGACCATGCGATTGAGTCGCAGCTGGGCGATCTCTGCTAGGTCACGGGGCCACCACACCAGCACGTCCTCGCGGTCGTACGGGGCGAAGGCGACACACAGGATGCGACCCTTGCTGACGGTGAGAGACGTGGTCTCTATGTCAACGATGAGTGGAGCGGTAGATGAAGCGAGGTATTTTCTAACCTCAGCGACGTCATCGCTAATCAGTAATTCCATAGGTGGACTCCTATTGTTCATGTTCAGTTTAGTGGTGGACCAAGTAGGATTCGAACCTACGTATCTCTCCGGGACTTATCCATGGCGGGGAAGGGCCTTGGCGTCCTCATGTGAGTGCTCTGCCGGTTGAGCTATTGGCCCGGCGAACACGGGCAGCCACTAGTCCCACAGGGGGGAAGAACTAATGACTACCCGTGAGCATTAGCGCGCCGGACGGCGACGCGGGGTCTTGGCAGCCGGAGCAGCCTTGGCAGCCGTGGTCTTGGCCGGTGCAGCCTTGGCAGCAGGAGCGGCCTTGGCCTTGGCGACGGGGGCCTTCTTGACGGGGGCGACGACCTCTTCGGTCTTCTCGGCCCGCTCGATTTCCCAGCCGGACGGCAGTGCGTCGACGTTGCTGATGGCCTCATCGACGAGGTCGTCGAAGGTGCCGTCGGCGATGGCGTTGGAGAACGCCTGGAAGGCGATGGCTCGCATGGCCTTGTATCGGTTGTGCTGACCGGGAACCGTCAGGGACTCGAGGACGCGGCCGATGCCCTCGTTGATGATCTGCTTGTCGGTGGGCTGCACCTCAACCTCGGCTTCGGTCTCTTCGATGTCCAGCTCGTTGTCGAGGACTGCTGCCTTGGTGTTCTTTGCGACTGCCATGATGTTCTCCTTGATATTTGATGTGTGAGGGTGTTGCTTGGCTTGTGTGCCACTTGCTGACAAGAGCAAGTATTACACACGGTTCGGGAGAGTGCAAGCCCACGCCGACCTATTTGAGAAATATATTTCAGTTAGTCACGGCGGATCCGCTTGATTACCTTGGATAGGTGGTCGTGGTCTTCCTGGAGGGTGGTCCACACGTCCTCGTCCACAGTGCCCCGGCCACATAAGAACCACACGTTAGGACTAGCTGGCGACAGCTTGATCCGGTCGCTTGCTTGCTTGAACGTGACGTAGTTGAAGTCGCTGGTATACCAGATGAGGTCGTTGGCGACCGAGATGTCTACGGCCATTGCCACGGTCCTCGGCTGCACCAGCAGCACACGGGCCTCACGGTCCCGCTGGAAGGCCTCAATGACGTGGCCCTTATTAGGTGTGGCCCCGGTGATAACCAAGTGCCCCACGGACTTGAGGTCCAGGTAGCGTTTCACCAGCTTGATTTCCCAGAGATGGGTGCACGCGATTATGATCTTGCCGTCACACCAGCCCAGCACCTTCCCAAGCGCTGCCAGACGAGCGCGTGCTGCCTCCTTGACAGTGAAGGATTCGCCCTCGTCGTCCTTGAGCCACCCACCTACCAGCGTCCGCATCCTTAGCAGACGAGTCAGGGGGTTCAGCCCGATAACAGTGTGGCCCTCGTATTCCACGACACCTTCTTTGAGGATGCCCTTGTGCAGCTTGGTCACGCTGTCCGGCACAGGGTAACGGATTCGGTGGATGGGCACGGGGTCACCGGGACCGACCATTGTTATCACGTTAGGCTGGATGTACTGGTTCAGCTGGAACTGATTGCGTGGACGGATAAGCTCGGGGAAGCCCTTGACGTTAGTCCACTCCCCGAAGTGCTCCCGGAAGTCGCGGGCACTTGCCCACTGGTCACGGATGTCCGGGTCCAGGAAGGTCCACTGCCCGTATACCGCGTCTATCTGGTTCGGGTTAGTTACCGGGGTCCCTGTCATCAATAGACGATAGTGCCACTTATTAGCGAGCGGCCTGATGTGCCTGCCAGCTACCGAGCGGGGAGTCTTGATAATGTGTGACTCGTCCAGGAGCATCATGCCCTGACCCTTGAACCGCGTGGACAGCCTGCCGATGTACGGTCCCAGGCGCTTCCACGGTGCCTTGCCGAACTGCTCGTAGTTGACGAACAGCAGCGCCACCCCCTTGAACAGAGCCGGGGTCGGGTACTCGTTGCCTGCCGTCAGCGGGTAGAACCTGTAGGTTGTCGTTAGCCACTTAGCAGCCTCGGTCCTCCAGGTCCCTTCAGCGATCTTGGGACCGACAATGATAACGACGTCGGGCTTTACATGCTCGATCCACTTTAGGGCGACAGCTGTCTTCCCTGAACGTGGCTCTGCCCAGAGTGCAGCGAAGTGACGACCGGGTTCGGTCAGCACCTCCAGCGCTACCCTCTGGGAGTCTCTCAGTTCTAGCTTCATGATAGGACCATCACTTCTATTCCGCAAGCCTGGAAATATGGTACAGGGTCGGGTCGGTGGTCTTCCTGAGATCTCAGCATGATAACACGAACGACGCCTGAGTTGGAAATGAGCTTAGCACAGTCCGCACACGGGGCATGAGTAACGTACAGGGTCGCCCCCTCTGAGTGTGGCCGTGCAGCATACAGTAGAGCGTTAGCCTCGGCGTGGATGCTTGGGCAGGCGTACCCATAGCCCGTATGCAGGTCCAGGGCTGTCCCTGCTGCCCGTGGGCACCAGCTACGGCAGCCCTGGGACGTGTCTGCTGGGTGGCCGCTGGCCGGGCCATTGTAGCCCGTGGAGACCACACGATTGTCCTTGACAAGGACGGCACCTACCTGAGCACGATCGCAGGCAGAACGACGGGAGACCGCCTGAGCTACATCAGCCCAGACGGTCTCCCATGTTGATCGTGTTGTCACTAGCTGGCCCGGTACGCGAGGCTCGTGTTTCGTGCGAGGTTCTCGTGGTGCTTGGCCAAGTAGTCCGCGATGATCTCGCGACCGGTGATGCCACCTGCCAAGTACAGGTCCAGGATGAAGTGGAGCACGTCGGCCATTTCGCCCCGGTACTTGCTCAGGTCCTTGATGCCACGGCTGTCCTTCCAGGGCTTCCAGTGCACCTCGGCCAGTACCTCATGGAGTTCGTCCGTGGTGCACAGGATAACCTCCCGGATGTACTTGCTCACGGCCTCGGGGTCGGACGCGTCTACGTTACGACCCCAGACGCTCTCAACCTTGTGCTGGAGGCCGAGCATGTAGTCCAAGCCCTGCTCAGCGGAATAGACGTGATCCGGAGCGCTGGGGACTGCAGGAGCCTTCGGAGCGAGATCCTCCAGGGTGCCTGTCGGCAGTGGTGCAGCCTTGCCCGAGAACACGGCACGCAAGCCCGAAACGATGTTTGGCTTGTCTGACATATACAGGGGCAGTCCGGCCGACTCAAAGAACAGCTGAGCCATCTTATTCAGGTGGACTTCGTAGGCGTCAATGGGCATGGCCACAATCGCCGGTCCGTGGTAAGCCTGCTCGGTCATGTCGTCGCGTTCACTCATTGTGGTTCTCCTTGCTTGGTCGTGCAGTATACAGGGTCATTGGATCTTGTCTTTACGTTCTCTGATCACGAAGCGCTGCTCCTTTTCGAACGCTGCTGTGATCCGGTCAACCTCGTCCCAGTTGACCAGTCGGGGGTCGTCAGCGTCTTCGCAGCTGAACGGGCTTATTACCACATTCAGCGCCTCAGCGAAGCCGGTAGCTTCCGACCTGATCTCGGCCTTCTTGCGAGGGTCGTCCTCCTCGTCAACCATCTTGGCTAACTCATTGTATGCGTTATGCAGCTTCTGGGTGATAAGGGCACCCACCACGTCACCAGCCTTCAGCACGCTATTGAAGCGGACGCGCTTGTCGGTGACGTGCTGGAATGCGCTGGTAGTGATGTATCGTGCGATGCTTTCGCTGTCCTCGTGCCCAGCGTCCAGGGCTGCTTCGATGGCGTCAGCGATGACGCTAACCGTGGTCACCTTGCCAGCGCCCATTTCCTCGCGGTCGTCGATCACTGCGAACAGTACACCCTGACCGCTGAACGTGGCTGGCTCTTCATGAGCACGAGTTGCCTTGGACATCGTTAGCTCCTTTCCATATTCCTGAATGATTAGGCCCTGATCGCGGTACCGTAGTAACTCCGCTTCGGCCTCGGTACGTGTGGCCTTGGGGTAGTGCTTGCTCGCCCTAGTGCACAGGACACCTATCTTGAATAGGTGATCCCCGTGGAGGTCAGACGCGCTGCTGCTCGTCATACTGGAGCAACTCTAGCAGGCGTTCGTCGCTGTCCACCATTCGGGCCGCTGCTGCACCCCACTGGAAGACGGGGCTGTCGAACATCACCAGATGCTGGGAGTAGGACCCGGTCTGCTGGTCGTGCAAGACCTCGATGATAGAAACGGTCTTGAAGAGGTTGTAGCCTCGGGACTTATTGATCGCGGCCAGGAACTCCGCTTGGTCCCGGTACATCGGGTTCACTTGGGCGATGGGGGTGTCCACGATCTCGTCGGCTGTGAAGTTAGCCAAGTCGGGATGATGCAGCTTGACGACCAAGTGGGTGTCCGGCATGGCGAACACGGTACGGGGTCGCACGTCGTTCCACTCCCGGCCTGGCAAGGCCAGCCGGTAGACCATGTGACTGAACCAGTCGATCCGGTCAAAGCATACCACGAGGTCCGTCTCCTGCGAATCGATCAGGTCCTGACGAGCTTCGTGATAGTTGGCGATGGTCGCATTATAGATGGACCTGCCGTCGTGCGTTAGGTTCATAGCGCTGGTGGACTTGCCCACATTGTCGGGGCCTTCAAACGCGATAAGCATTAGATCTCCTAGTTCTTGATTGATACCGGGATGTCCCGGAGTTGCACACGGTCCATGATAGCACGGAACTCGTGAGTGTAGCTAACCTGTCCAGTGAGCTTCCTGAACTTGCGCCAGTCTACATCACCATACATATAGGACCCGTCATCATAGGACTTATTGATCCTAAGATAGTCCTTGATGTCATAGCCTTGCAAGCTGTCAAACTCATCGCTGTGGATGGCTCGGTTCTGTTCCTCGTCCCGGCTCCGCAAGGTGCTCGGCAGGTTGATGTCCGTCTCCGATACGAAATCATACACCAGATTACAGATCGTGAATACCTGCCAGTCATACTGGAGGTAGGAGGCGAGGTTGCCGATGTCCTCACCGTGGAAGCGGAACTCCGGCGGGCACCATAGCTCATTATCCACCAGACGCTGCACGTTCAGGATCTTGGTACGCCTTGGGGTCTTCCCGCACTGCACCTGGAGCGTCGCTGTGCTGGCCCAGCGCTGGTTCTGCACGCTGCCCACCACGGTCCCAGGATAGAGCTTGAAGACCTGACGTGAGAGCCGACTGGCCTCCTCCCAGTAACCGGGTCCGTCAAACCACGGGTCGTCGTTACGGGTGGACTTCCAGGACTGGTGACGTGTGCCGTCCGGGAGCTTACGGCCAATCCGGGCCACATCATCATCCCAGTCGAACACCATAGGAAAGCCCTCACGCAAGGCCCAGCGCATCATCCAGTTCCGCGTGTCCCCAAGTGTGCCCACCTTGGCATCCGGCATGGATACGATGTGGCCCTTCGGCACAGTGGCCGAGTAGTCACGGACCTGACTCTTGCGGACGAACGTCCACCACGGGTAATCGTCACCCATGAGCTGACTCGCCAGTTTGACCAGAGGAGCGTCAGGTCGGTTGTAGCTCGGGATCAAGAGTGGAAGGTTACTCACGGCTTCACCCCACGGTAAGCCCAAGCCCAGCGCGCACCAGCGCGGAAGGCCTCCAGGGACGGGTTAGGGCTTGTGCCGTACAGGCTCACTCCGATGATGGTCGCCTCCAGCAGGTACTCGTCCTCTGCCGTGGGCTGGCTCCCCGCTGTAGGCTGTGGGCGCTTGCCCCGTGCCCGCTTGCGTGCCCAGCGTGCCCCGTGGGCCAGCAGGCCACCCAGCAGGAGCGCCAGCACGAGCAGCACAGCGCCCAGCAGGCCCCAGCCAAGCACGGCCAGCAGCAGTTCCCAGGGATTCATGAACGGACCGCCTTGTTCTTGGCCCAGATGCCGCGCATCTCGGTCTCCTGAGCGTCGTAGATCTTGTCGGCCCACTGGGTGAGCAGGTCGAAGTGACGAGGGTAGACGTGGAGGTTAGCGACCTGGAAAGTGATGTCGCCACGGGTAAGGTCGGGGAAGACCATTTCCAGGTTCCCGAGCAGGTACTCCATGAGCGCGTCCCACATGGAGTAATCCGCACGATAGCCGAACACGGCGTCCATGGAGCGCATCTGTGCAATGATGTGCAGCTTCTGGTCCGAGTCGATCATGAAGTTGAGCGCGTTCGTGCAGATGAAGTCCTTGCGCTCGTTGTAGGTTGCAAGCTGGTGAACATCGCGGTCGGTGATAATCGCCACGGCGTGCCGAGTGCTGGCCCCCTCATTGACGAAGGTGTTGACCACGCGGTCGAAGAGCGGGATGCCGAGGTATGGGTACTTCAGCTCATTGCTGAACAGGATGTGACCGTAGGCACTGTTCACCTTGCCGTCGATACCAGCGCAAGCCTGGAACAGCTTGGGGACCGGGCCTTCCATGTCGCTGAGCTTATTGCTACCCGACATGAACCAGTCCAGCTCACGGCGTACCCAGTCAGGGTTCAGCTCGCCGATCATGGAGTGGTTCGTTGCCTTCCAGCTGGCCGAGTACAGCACCTTATTCCCGGTACGAGGATCGATCGGGGCGTCGGCCAGTGCCAGCACCATATCTTCAGAATCTGTCTTGCTCATTGCTTGTTCTCCTTGAATTTTACCCGGTGCAGTGCACCAGCTAACTAACCTTAGCGCATTGATTTTTTTCCCGCAAGGGGTAGGCCACACCTAGCGCGCTCGGCTAAGTGTGGCCGTGTCGGTTACGACTTCATGAGCTCGTAGTACGATTCGGGTGTGAGCACCTCGCCTTCAACATAGAGGAAGACGTCGGGCTGGCCATCGCGGCCGACATACATGCCAGCCTCGTCGGACCAGTCAAAAGTCAGGCCCTCGGGAACAGTGATATAAGTCGGGGTGTCCATGCCCAGCAGGGGCGAGTAGACGAGCGGGCCAAGTGTGAGAAGTGTTGATGTCATGTTATCAGTATAGCCTCACGTTCAGGGTTATGCAACTTGAAGCGGAGGGGCCGAAGCCCCCCCGTCCAGGTTAGTTGCTGTGCTTGTAGATGTACTCGGTGACCGGCTTCAGCATGTCTTCCAGGTCAATGGTGTAGTCGCTGATCATGTCCCAGCTTTCGCCGTTGATCAACATGACCCATCCGCCGCTGAGGGTGTATGCCTTCACCTCGTCCAGGTTGAACAGGACCTCCAAGAATTCCCGCTGGGTTGCCACCTTGACGAACTCCTCGCCGTCGAAGACCTCGTTGATGGGGTCGCCTGCGTCGCGGAGGGTGTTGTAGACCTTGCGAGCGATGCGGGCTTCTACGGGATTGGCGGTCATTGCTTCGTTGATGAATGTTGTGAGGTCCATGTTGTGCTCCCTGTGTTAGTTGATGTTGCTTGGTACTTAGAACATTACCTCAACGTTGAGGCTTACGCAAGTCCAGTCATAGAAAGTTTCTGGCGGACAAGGCGCTTCACCTTGGCGAGTGCTGCCTTGGAGTTAGTCTGCCCCGACTTGTAGACCTCAGCGGCCTCGGTCAACTGCTGCTCTACCTGTTCGCGCTTCTCTGTGATGGTCATTGCCCTGCTCCTTATAGTTGATGTTGATATGAGCTTAGCTGATGTTCAACGTTTCCGCAACTCCATGATGACGTCGCCGCTGACTGCCGTGAAGTGGTCCTCGTTGGCCATCTTCTGCAGCTTGGTCACGGGCCAGTCGTGCCGGATGCTAGTGAGTGCCCTGCTCATGATCTCATACCAGTTCATTTCGTCCATGCTGTCCAGCTTTCCTGAGAATGCCCACCTTGGGCCGCTAATTGTGGCCGAGAGGGCCTGGAGGTCGCCCAGAGTGACGACCTCCTCTACCGTGTGGATCATGCGGTGATGCCGCGACCCTGTGTCATGGACTTCTCGCCGGTGCTGGCGTTCTGCCCTGCCTTGTAGCCCTGCCCACTTGCACGGCTGTCGCCCTTGCCTCCGCGACCCTTGTTCCGGCCGATGCTCATGCCGTCGAAGTGCTCCTGGACCTTGGCTGCCCGGCTCACCAGCACGAGCTCAGTGCCCGTGCCAGCTTCCTGGACGACCTTGGCACGGCTCTCACTGATACGGTTACCGGCTCCGGTGCCGAAGCCCCGGACGAAGCTGCGACGGGCTGCCTCCTGATCGTACGTGCTGTCCATGCTGTAGGTACCCTTATTCTCCTTCCACCAAGTACGGGTCGCCACGGACGACTGGACGATGAGGCTGGCGATGAGAACCTTGGCCTGTTCCACGTCCGACTCAAAGCCGATGAGGTGGAGCGTCGCCGTGCTGTTCTTGAAGGTGTTCATCAGGCACTTGATGTTCCCAAGGCCATTCGCTGCCATGTGGCCGATGTGTACGTGCTCCAAGCGGTAGGAGCCCTTGAACGTGATGCTGATCTGAACAATCTTTTCAGAAGCGCTGCCCGACTTGGCACGACGCTCATTGATGACGGCCTGTTCAATGCCGTACTTGACCATGAGGCGTTCGGCGTGCTCGGTGAGGGCTTCTGCCTCTTCGGGGGTGGTCTGCTCGGCCTTGGCGAGCAGCTGAGCGATGAGGGTGATTTTCTTTTCAGACATTAGGTGGACTCCCTGTTAGTGATGCTTGGTTGATGTTTAGAACACTACAGTCAGTTGAGGGCTAAGCGCAAGCCCAGCCCTCAACTATTTATTTACAGACCGTCTTCGCTGGTGTCGTACTCGTTGCCGTCTTCGTCTTCGTCCGGGTTAGCGTCGCTGATGATTGCGTCGCTGCCGTAAGCCTGGAAGCGGCCGAAGCCTGCCCCGTAGCGCTGGCCGTTGTAGAGGACGACCTTGGCGTCCGCACCGAACTCTTCAATGGCGTTCTGTACCGACTCGAGCAGCGCTTCCAGCGTGACCGCTGTGCTGATCTGGTCCGGTGCGTAACCCTGATTGTCATCGATACCGATGAGGACTGTGCGTGCCATGATGTGCTCCCTGTGTTTGCCTTACTTGATGATGTTATCAGCTTATGTGATTATGATTTCCTTCGCAACCCCTTAGATGATTTATTTACAAACTGGTCAGGAATTCGTACGTCGTAGCTACCTCGGCGTTCGTAGGGCTTGCCTGCTGTGCTGCCCTTCTGGACGTATCGGGCATACTTGCTGAACTCGCAGAAGACGTTCTGAATGTCCATCCAGCTGGCGGGCCTGCCGTTGCTCCCGGGCAGGGCTGGGATCTCTCCTACAGGAAAGTTCTTGATGACGTCCTCGGGCTTCTTATCCGAGATCGCCTGCACACCCTTACGGCTTCCAGGGCCAGCTAACACGAAGTCGTTCTCCTGATCCGGCTCGCCTGCACAATAACCCATATCGGTCGCGATCTGCATAGACAGAAACGGTCCCAGGCCCGGTGTCCGCTGCAATCCGCTGACCCTGAGGTCCAGGTGCGGGATCTTGGCCACATGGGCAAGGTGTGGCCCTGCTGCTGGGAACATCTCGCGCATCTTAGCTAAGGTGCCACGGCTGTCACCGGGCTTGATGAGGATAATGTAAGCCCCGTTCAGGAACTCACCCGGACGCGCTGCCAGCACTGGCGCAACTACGCGGTCGTAGAACTTGGGGCTGGTAATGTCCGCGAAGTTGGGAGCGTATCCGTCGTTCGCTCTGATGATCGCCTTCATCGTGTCTGGGCGGTTCACCTGCCTGTAGAAATAGCTGATTGCGATACGGTCTGCCGGATCGTCGTACAGGTCCATCAGCTCCAGAAGGTACTGACTGCCCCGGTCCAGCACGCGGAAGACGTTAGTGAACTTCCGGGTCTTGATGATGGGGTCGGTTACTGTGTCGCCCGTGAATGCTGCATGGCGCTCGTTTACGAAGTGCACCACGTCGTCCATCGTGAAGTCCATCAGTAGTCCTCCGGACGGTTACTGCGACCGGGAGCCGGACGGGCAGGAACTACGTCTGCCTCTTCACGGACGAAGTCATATTCTACCGTGTGTCCCATGACCTTCAGCCACTGCTGGAAGTCCGGGTCCTGGAGCTTGTTCCTGTCGTCCTCTTCCTGTTCCCACTTGTCGTAGAGTGCCCGTGTGCGGGAGAGCGTGCTTGCCTGAGGCTTAGATGGTGGAGTGGCAGGCCACACGTCATCCTCCTTCTCGGTGAACTCCGGCATCTTCCGCCGTGGTGCTGCCATGCCTGCCAGCGTTCCCAGGCTTTCACCCGCTGCCTCGTATTCCCCGTCTTCTATCAGACTGAGGCTTTCGTATAGTGCTGCGATAACCCTCTCCCCCTTATTGATGTTCACTGCCGTCGCTGCCTTCTCGCTGTGAGGCTTCATGCGGGATACTGCTGCCTCTTCTAGTGTGGCCAGCTTAGAAAGCCCCGTGATGATCCGTTTTATGTCTTCCGCGCTGTGCCCGTTGCCTTCAGTTAGCTCCCCCGAATAGTTGTCTATTTGCTGCTGTCGTTCCCGGTTCACGTGTGCTCCTAATGTGTTGCGTTGTATCATTGTGGCAGGAATGCGCGTAAGGCGCAACTTACCTAATGCGCGTAAGGGTGGCTTATGGCTACCACTAAGGACCGGAGGGCTGACTGGAGCCGGAGGCGGTAGGGAAGACCGACGGGTTCAAGTGGTAGGAGAGAAAAGGAAGATGGATGTGGGCTTGCGATTTATCCGTCACGACGTCTATCCTGCGTCGGCGCTCTCGCCCTCCGGGCTTCGGCCTCCTTGGACGTCGCTCGGATCGCTGCGCTTAGATTAGTCAGGGTGAGTTGCGCTGGGAGTGGCGTACTGGTAATGTAGTTAGTAACCCGCTGGGGGGCTTAGGCCAGATACTTCAAAGACATCTACACTTCATGCTTTCCAGCGGGTCAACTAAACATCCACTTACCATAAGGAGTCCACCCTCATGAGCACTTACGAACCTCAGCCGCCTGAGTATCCGGCACCGGCTCCGGCCACTGGCCACGTCGCTAACGTGAAGCAGTCCAGGGACAAGGCTCAGTACATGAGGGTCCCGACGGGACACTCGTTCCTCCTCCACTGGTTCGTCCTGGGAATCCTTACGATGTTCATCGTTCCCATCTACTACTCGGTGTCGCCTAATCACTTCTGGCACGTCTGATGGCCTCGGGCATGAGCAGGGGTCAGCGCGTTATGCGTGACGAGATGCTGGCCGGTAAGGTTCTTGACGAGGTTATCGGTGAGGCGTCAGCGCCGTCCACAGAGATCAGCAGGTATGGTGAGCAGCAGCGTCGCGCTCATGATCTGGTCCTGGACATCATTGACCAGTACACCCTCGTCCTCTCGCTGAGTCAGTGGCAGGTCGTACAGAACATGATGGAGCAGGCCGTTATGACTGGTGTGCAGCTGGAGCAAGACCTCTAGCGGGACTTGTGGCCTGGACTGATAATATTCGTTGAGACGAATTTGACTCCATAGTTTGCTCTGGTCGTCTGGGTGAGCTAGGGTTGCTGTTATGCCCACTCAGCCAAGCAAGCGACCCAGCACCAAGGACGTCACCCGTCCTGCCGTGCGTGCTGGAGCGTGCAAGGCGCTAACTACCACAGGTCAGCCGTGCAAGCGGACAGCCGTGGCAGGGCTTACCGTGTGCAAGTCGCATGGAGGCGGTACAGCGGCCAGCGTTCGCAAGAGCACGGTCGCCAGCGTCGGCAAGAAGGCGGCGTCGCTGTGGGGTATTAGTGACTCCACAGACGGCATCAGTGTAGAAGCTGAGCTGAACAAGCTGGCCAGGAACAAGATCACCGACATCATTGCCCTTCGCATTGAGCTCGGTGCTAATCCCTCGCGTTACTATGGTATGCTTCTCGACTCTCGGGAAGTAACCGAGGCTGAGGTAGGCGAAGAGATCTACGTGACTTCAAAGAAGAAGCATGTAAGCGGCATTCACCCTCTTGTGGTGGAGTTGCACAAGGCCGAGCAGGAACTGGTCCAGATCCTTCGCCTTCTCCAGGAGGTTACTGGTGGCACTGAAGAGATCGACACTAAGCGTCTACGGATGCAGACAGCGCGTGAAGCTGCACGTCTCCTCAAGGCGTTCCCCGGTATCTCGGTTGACGAAGTCGCTGCTGAAGTTAGCAAGGGTACCTCATGAGCAACGTCATTCAGGATTCCCTGGACCTCGCAGTGTACTCCTATGAGGAGATCAGCGAAGACTTCAACATCTACTGTAAAGCCTCGGGCATCCGTACATCGGCTCTCACAGAGGTCCTGACAGGCTCAGTTGATCCAGAAGCGCTGAACACTAGCCTAAGCTGTGTGGCCTACTCTACGCCGCCTCAGGAAGGTAAGACGACGTGGATTGTGCATTACATCGCATGGCAGTTGATTCGCAATCCGTGGCTGAAGGTAGTCTATGCGACTTACTCGCAGGCACGTGCGAACGCGGTCTCCCGCCAGATCCGCGGGCTGGTAAGCACATGGACCCCCCTGATGTCAGGTTCTTCCAATGTTCAACGTTGGGAGACTCGTGAAGGTGGAGGACTCCTAGCTGCTGGCCGGGGCAGTGCCATGACAGGGTTCCGCAGTGACATGACCGTTATTGATGACCCCATCAAGGACATGCAAGAAGCCCAGTCTGAGACCATCCGTGAAACGACGACCGAGTGGTTCAGCTCCGTCGTCCTGACCCGTATGGCCAGCCTGTCACAGATCATCGTCATTGCTACTCGCTGGCACAAGGACGACCTCATAGCTCACGTACAGAAGGCACTAGATGCCGAGTACGTCAACATACCCGCTCAGGCCACACACGATTCCACTCACCCCGACTCTCTCGGTAATGTGGACATACTTGGCCGAGCAGTCGGGGAATGGCTGCCATCAGTGCAGAACCGGAGTGCTAAGTCTTGGCAGCTGATCAAGTCAGCGGTCGGGACCTACGTCTGGCAGGCACTCTATCAGGGTGACCCTCAGGTCACTGGTGGCAGCTATATCAACGTCAACAAGATAGACGTCATACCCTGGGACCAAGTTGTCTTCAGGGACGACCACGGCTTCATGCAGACCTTGGGCCGTGCCCTTGTGGTGCAGTCGTGGGACCTGACGTTCGGCACCATCCAGAACGGTCGCAAGAAAGCGACAGCCGGGGACTATGTGGCCGGACAGGTATGGGCCGTCATAGGGCAGCGCTGGATCATGATCGACCGGTACCACGAGCGGGCCACCTTCACTGAGACGGTAAGCGCCATTCAGCAGATGGCCGCTCGCTGGCCCCAGACCAGTCGCATCTATGTGGAGAAGGCAGCTAACGGGGCAGCCCTGCTCAACACCCTGAGGAAGCGGGCAGCACTCATCAAGCCCGTGACCCCTCAGGGGAGCAAGGAGGTCCGGGCCTTGGCTATCCAGCCGATCGTGGACGAGGGCAACGTTGCAATCGTGGACAGCATCTACAGTGACGGCATGTTCCAAGAGTTTAGGGACTTCCCCTTCGGCAAGCATGACGACGAGGTAGACGCCATGACACAAGCTATTCAGCAAGGCCGAGCAGATTACTTCCGGATGGGAAACTAACATGACCGACACACTCACCACACAGGACACCGGCATCAGCCGGATTGAGGCATACCTGCTCGAGCGGGAAGCCCCGACCTATACCACATATTACAACGGCGTGATGTCGTACGCGCTGCACGGCAAGGCATGGGAAAGCTATGTCGCCGAGGCCTTCCCTGACATCGGGAAGCAGCAGACCAGCGAGAACATCTATAAGTCCGTGATTGACCTGTACGCTGAGAACCTTGTTCCCGTACCCGATGAGCTGAGGGGCTTCAGCGATGTGCTAGTGCCCCTCCTTGCACGTGGGGAGTGCCCTGTGGTGGTGGACTCCGCTGGCACTCCCCACTTCCCCGAGCATTACGAGATGATCAGCGACGGCCTGTATACTGTCGCCGCTATCTTCACGCGCTCCATTGAGAAGATGCAAGACTACGTCACGTTCGCCTACACTAACGGGACCACGCGTCTTTTCAGTAAGGACGTGCCCACCGACATGACAGCCGCGACGAAGCAGGGCTACCAGTTCGTTGAACAGACCACGGGTAACACCCTGTTCCGGCTGGCCCTGGACGACAAGGGCTTCGGCCCGAGCTTGGCTGCATTGCAGGACCGGGTGAACCACAGCATCATTGACCAGACCGTGATCGCTGAGATGTACGCTCGGCCGTTCTGGTTCCTCATGAATGTGGAGCTACCCCCGACGAACCCGTACCTGCCCAGCGGGGGACAGGGTAACACAGACGCCATGACCGAGCAGGAGGTGGAGGGGGCAAGTGGCCGCATCTTCACGACCAGCAGTGATGGACCCTTCGGCCAGCTGAACCCACCCACCATCGGCGACATGATAGCATATCACGACAGCATCATTGACAAGGTGAGCCAGAGCAGCGGCATCCCTCAGCACTACTTCAAGCCTGGACAAGGCGTGCCCCCGACTGGTGTGGCCCTGAAGGTGCTCAGCAAGCGGTTCAACAATAAGATCGCCCGTATGCGTGACAACCTGGACCCCGTGCTTGAAGAACTCGCAGCCTTGCTCGGTGTGGAGCGGACGATTGAGGTCAAGGACAGCGCCGAGAAGGAGTTCGCTATCTGGAACACCGAGGACGACCTGCTCCAGGAGGCTGCAGACGCCCACGGCATAGCCCTTAGCACTATGGGGTACCCGTTGCCCTACATTGCCGAGGTGGTAACGCCTGGAGTGGACCTGGAGGACTACGAGGACGACAGCTTGGGTGCCCCCACGGACGGCCAGCTGGGACAGCCCACCGATATGACCGCTATGGGCCAAACTGGCCTCCCGGCCACACCGGGGCAGGTCAAGGCATACGGGGACAACCCCGGACAGCGTGCCAAGGCTGGCGTCTGATGTTCGGCCGTCTCCTGTGTCGGGTGGGCCTCCACCTGAGCAACTACTCAGGAAGCGCCTACTCCTTCGCCCCCCAGACCATTCGCTGCGAACGCTGCAATAAGGACATCTAATGCCTACCGTACCTACTGACAAGATGGAGCGTGAGCTTCGCAAGGCTTACCTCCGCTGGCTCGGGGGTCTGTCCACTCAGACTGACGTCCCTGCCTACATCCGTCAGTTCCAGCGTACGAGCACCACACTCATCCAGCGCTTGGGTGGGCAGGCTGCCAGCTTGGGGGCGCTGGCGGGCTTCCCAGTGCCCAAGACGCTGGAGCTTAGCCCGTTCCTCGGCAAGGTCTACGATGACATGCAGCAGGCAGCCATCAGCGCAAGCATCACCGCCGGATTGAACAGCCGGGACGCCGCTAGGCAGATGCTGAACGCTGGCCTGGGAAAGAGTTACCGCAAGCTGGAGCGCCTAGCCCGGACCGAGACCGTGAGTGCCTACTGGAAGAACCAGTGGGACAGCACTGCCGACCTGCCCTTGCTCGTTATGGTGTGGGGCAGCGAGGAGTCTAAGCGGACGTGCGATTACTGCCTCAGCCGTGAGGGCTTGGTCGTGGAGGACAGTGCTATCCGTGATCACCCGAACGGTCGCTGCACGCTCATTCCCACGCTCCGCTCACGTGTGGCCTACAAGGGTACACTCCAGCCGGATGGGTCCATCACCATGGATCCTCGCTGGGCTGACCTCAAGGTGAAGGGGGCCAAGGCTAAGGCCAGCGCCGGACCTACCACGGCCACCCAGCGCGACCCGCTCAGCGGCAAGGGCAACCCAGCAGCACCCAGCACGGCTCAGCCTGTCCACAAGTCGGACGCTCAGCCTGCCCTCCAGATTACTAATGGCCTCAACATGACAGATGAGCAGAAGCTTCAGAATGCCAAGGTCATGTTCGGAACTAACAGCCCCCAGTATCGGGCGGCTCTCAAGAAATGGGGTCCAAAGTGACCCCCTCACACACTTCCAAGGAGGAAGACCTACCTAAATAGGTGGGTTTAGTATCTGGGCTTGCACTTGCCAGCCCAATCAGTTACACTTATGGAAAGGACAGGCGAAATGCCTACCGACAACGACACAAACACTTCCACCGACGAAACGTCGGGTCAGGAAGCGCAAGGCCAGCAGCAGAGCACCACTTCCGAAACGGGAGAGAACGGTACACAGCAGCAGGCCAGCACCGAGCCCATCAAGCTGCCCGATGACCACCCTCTGGTCAAGTCCCTCGCCGCTCAGAAGCTCAGCATCGCCTCTCAGAAGACCGAGATCACGGAGTTGCGAGCCACGAGCAAGAAGGCCACCCAGATGGAGGCCGACCTCGCAGCACGGCCCACAGCCGAAGCCGTAGAAACGCTCCAGACCCGGTATGACCGGCTCGAGGCGTTCTTGCAGTCAGCCGGAGGCCCGCTGGGTAAGGCCCTGGACAGCCGGACCTTTACCAAGGCCCTGTTCGAGACCGACGAATCCATCACAGACATTGTCAAGACGTGGAACGCGGCTAACCCCTCGGCCACATCAACGGCACTTGGCTCCAGTGCAGCAGCACCGGGTTCCAAGAAGCCGGACATGAACGCTCTCCTTCGATCCGCCCTCAAGTAATACTCACCACGGCATTCGTGCCAGAAAGGAGTCAGTCCAATGGCTGACATCTCCCGTGCCGACGCGCTGGCTCTCCTGGCCCGTCAGGACATCGCAGAAATCATCAAACCGGAAACTGCCCAGTCGGCAGCCCTCGCCGCGTTCCGGACCGTCCGGATGAGCGCTGGTGTGGCCCGGATGCCCGTACTGTCGGCGCTGCCGACGGCAGGCTTCGTCACACACGACAACTCCACCGACGCTTCCGGCGTGAAGCAGACCTCCAAGGTCAGCTGGACGAACAAGGAACTCATCGCCGAAGAGATCGCCGTTATCGTGCCCGTGCACGAGAACACCCTCGCCGATGCCAACTTCGACATCTGGTCCGAGGTCCGCCCGCTCGTCGCTCAGGAGTTCGGTCGCGTCCTGGACGCTGCCATCTTCTTCGGCACGAACAAGCCCGCTTCCTGGCTCGACCCGGCTCTGGTGCCCGGTGCCATTGCAGCAGGCAACTATCAGGTCCGCGGTACTGGCGGCGAGGACACCACGTTCACCGACCTCGCGGTCGACTTCAACGAGGCTTTCGGCCTTGTCGAGGACGACGAGTTCGACGTGAACAGCGCCTTCACCGGTCGCTTCCTGCGTCGGTCGCTCCGCGGCCTGCGTGACGCCGACGGACAGCCCATCTACCTGGACGCCATCCGCTCGGACGGCAGCGCTGCCAGCATCTACGGTCAGGACCTGCGTTACCTGACCAACGGAGGCTGGGACCGCTCCGCTGCGACTGCCCTTGTGGGTGACGCTTCCAAGGTCGTGCTCGGCATCCGTGAGGACGTCCAGGTCAAGCTCCTGGATCAGGCCACCCTCGGCACTGGTGCGAACCAGATCAACCTCGCCGAGCGTGACATGGTCGCACTCCGCTTCAAGTTCCGCGTCGGCTTCGCCACGGCCTTCAGCACGGCTCGCATCGGGGGTGCCGTCACGGACTACCCGTTCGCAGTCATCACCGAGACCGACCCGGTGCCCCTGGATGGCATCGACGACGCCGCGTAAGCGGTAGCACCACTTAGGGGGTGGAGCTGGCGGGTCCGGCTCCACCCCTTTCACAGATCACCATCTAAAGAAAGATACATCATGGCAGCATGTGGAACTAATCCGGCTACCCAGTGGGGATACGGATACTCCGTCGCATACTCCGGCTGGGGTCAGTGTGGCGAGTCCGGAACCTCGACTTACCGATGGGGTGAGCCGCTTGACTATAACCGTCGTGCGACCACCCAGAACCTCCTCAAGCAGCAGGGCCTCTACTCCGGGCCGATTGACGGCATCTGGGGAGCCAACACCATCAAGGGCATCATGCGTGTCCTCGCGAACAAGGGCTACTACTCCGGCCCGATCGATGGCATCCCGGGCAGCGCGACCGTCACGGGAGTCGGAAACTACGCCTGTAACTGGGGCGGACCGGGTCAGTCCAACTACACCACGTGGAACCAGCACCCGACCCTCGAGGACGTGGCAATGTCCCCGTCGCGTCAGTGGGCCGACACCTTCTTCACTGGCTTCAATAACCGCCTCGCAATGCGGGTCTAACCATGGATGAGCTGAGCAACCTTCTCCAGACGCTTCCCGGCTACGGGCTGATATCGGTCAGCATGAAGCAGGCAGCACTGGACGGGGCACGCATCCCAGACTCCAATGGTATGTGGCCGGGTGAAGCAGGTTACCTCGTAACCTACGACGTCTATTTCGCTGCTCTATCACTGCTGGGATTCATGCAGGCTCAGCCGTTCGTGAAGCAGACGTCAAGCGAGGGTACCTCAGTCACGGTAGATCCCCCTTCCTGGGGTACCCTCGCCGCCTACTTCCGCACACTGAGCGTCATCTTCAGTGGGGCGGATAATTCAGTCATCAAGATCCTTCCCATTCCGGGACGGCCACACGTATATCGCACTAACATGAGGAGGGGCCAGAATGATGTCGACACAGACGTTAGCTGACGCCTCCCGGCTGCTGGCCTCGTCGGTACTTACCGACACGGTCCAGATCAGCAACGTGGGCGAGCCGGTTACCGTGGGCTTCTCTGTCGTGCGTCCTCTGGTTCCCGCTGGGGAGCCGGTTCCCGCGCTGGTGCAGACAACTACCCTAGCGAACGCTGTGGAGAGCCGTGTGGAGAGCCTCTACAGCGTGAAGGTCGCTCAGGGTACTGCACTAGCAGCGGGGCAGGCCGTAACCGTGGTCACGTGCACACAGGAGCCAAGCCTCGTCGGCAAGACACTCCTCCTGGACAAGGTCAGCCAGAACGGCCTCGCCATGATCCGCAAGGCAGTCGCAACAGACTTCAACGTAGTCAACCAAGAGGGCAAGGAGGGAATCTAATGGCTAAGCAACTGACGATGGGCCAGCTCGCCGCGCTCATGGCTGCTGCTGCCAAGCAAGTAGATCCCACGGCAGACGTCAAGCTGCGAACCTTGTCCCAGGTCGGCGTCGGCCTCATGAAGAAGGAAATCCAGAACGTTCACGCCGTGGACACTGGGACCATGTTGAACAGTACCACGGCTGAGTCCGAGGGCAAGAACACCATCTTCATCGGCCCGACCGTGGTCTACGCCGCTTATGTGGCCTTGGGCACTAGCCGAGTGGCTGCTCGCCCCTTCCATGTGACGGCAGCCTCTAAGCTGAACGCCGAAGCCGGGGACCTGTTCTCCGCCGAGGACTTGGGTATCTGATGAGCCTACAGATGAGCGACATCACCCTAGCACTCACAGATGTGGGTGTCCCCACGTACGAGGGCTATGCACCCAGCGGGGCAGCGTTGCCCTATGTGGTGCAGCGGCCTCTCCTCGTGGACTACGTCAACCTCGCCGTCACCGGGGACGCTGTCGACTGGTCACTACAGTTCACCGTCTACTGCTGTGGTGCAAGTGTTTCGGCATCGTTCAACATCGCCTTAGCTGTCATGCAGCGCCTCCACGGGCAGGTCGTCGGGGGCAGCGTTATCGCCGCTTCCATGGGCTACTCAGGCGCTCAGGTTGAAGGCCACTACGAGTCTCAAGTTACCATCCAAATCAACCAAGGAGGAATATCGTGACCGGCATCATTGTAGACCACAAGGAGACGGGCATCCGCTATGCCATCTCCGAGGTCAACTTCAATCCCAAGACCCAGACCAAGGTCCGCGGCCTGAACCCCGGCGAGACCGTGCTGGGCTACAAGCCCCGACTCAAAGACTCCCACAGCACTCCCGCTGTGGTTACCCCCAAGGCCGAGGTGACCTCTCCTGAGGCTGCCAAGGCGACCAAGTAAGAAAGGACTGAGACAATGGCACTCGTACAGTGGAACCCCTCAACCCAGATCAGCCGTGGCAACGTCGCGGTCGGTGTGGCTCCGGTCGTCCTCGACCTGAATGCACCTACCGTCACCGAGCTCAACGCTGGTGTCGGCCTGGACTGCTCGATCACTACCTTCAATGGTACATCAAGCACGGACAGCGAATCCATCGACTGGCTCTGCGACCCGGCCAGCGAACAGCTTCCGGGCAGCACCACTCACGCCATGGACGACCTCGTCATCAAGTCCACCGGACAGGCCGACGAGGAACTCATTGCAGGCCTCAGCATCGGCGACACTGTCTACATCTGGCGTCGTGACGGCGTTGCCCACGATGACGCGCTGGCCGCTGCTCAGATGGTCTGGGTATGGAAAGTCGTCATCACGTCCATCGATCCCCTCGAAGCAAGCAACACCTTCGTCGGTATCACCGCTCACATCACCGTCATGGGCCGTAGCAAGACAGCCGTCGCTGTCGTAGCTGCCGTCTAGTCCCAAGCCACAAGGAGGAGAACCCTTATGTCATTCAACAGCTACGAAGAACTCATGCAGGCGGTCGAAGAACGCCGTGCTGACGTCCTCATCATCGAGGTTGACCTCGGTGCCAAGTACTCGCAGGAGTACGAAGATGCCAAGGCCGAACTCCAGCAGGCCAAGGCCCTCAAGACGCTGACAGGGAACAAGGACTTCCTCGCGGATAACCTTGCCACCCTGGAGGCTAATGTGGCCGAAGCCAAGCCCGAGGCTCGCCCGGTGTGGATCAAGTACAGCCGACTCCAGCTGGGGGAATGGGCCATGCTTACCAAGCAGTCCAACCTCTCCCCGGTTGATCAGTATGAGAAGGTTCTACAGAAGACCTTCGTGGGTGTGTTCGGCACCGACGCGGACGACGCTGTAGCCATCTCCGCTGACGCTGCTCTCGTCAGTTCCAAGAGCGATAAGGGTATCCTCCCCGGCGGAACGCTGCACGGAGTAATCCAGGCGTTCATGTCATGGCAGAACTCGGGCGGCGATGTATCCATCCGCCCTACGAAATCGGGCCTCGTCTAGCACTTCTGCTGGACTTGGCTCTGGCATCCGGGCGACCTCCGCTTCACCTCCTTGACGGGGGAAGCCCGGATTCCTGGCAAGAGGTGGATCTAGAGATCCTCTCGCAATGGAAACACCTCAAGGAGGCCAAGTGCCCGGGATGCGGAAGGCAACTCAGTCAGCACTTGCATAACTCAAGACTGGGACGCGAAGAGACCATTGAAGATTATACCGCGTGGTCCCTGGACTGCCCCGCTATGCAGGCTATAGCGACAGGACAGGACATGTGGAAGACATCCAATAAGGCTTCTCTTGAGTCGCATTCTAAGGGCAATGGCCCCGACCCAGCGATGGGCCTGTATTGGCTTTCGCAGGGTGACGGTGAGTCACTTCCAACACCCGATAAATCCTAGCTTAGAACGGAGACAGCATGGCTGACAACGATGTGAGGATCAAACTCTCACTCGACGGCGCTGACAAGGTCCAGTCGGGCCTCGCTGGTGTGGGCGACAGCGCTGGCAAGGCTGACTCCAAGATCGGCGGGATGGTCAAGGGGGGGCTGACTGGTGCTGGTAAAGCACTGGTCGGCTTCTCGTTGGCCGCTGTCGCGGCTGGCGGGGCACTAGGCGCAAGCGTCATCGGGGCTTTCGCTGAGTCTGAGCAGGCCATCGGCGGCATCGAAACTCTGTTCGGTGATTCTGCCGATGCCATGAAGGATTACGCCGCCGACGCCTACAAGACCGCCGGACTTAGCGCTACTGAGTTTATGACTCAGGCCACGGGCTTCGCCGCTTCCCTGACGGGCAGCCTCGGCGAGAGTGCAGACTCTGCCAAGGCAGCTAACGACATCATGGTAGCGATGTCTGACAACGCGAACAAGATGGGCACCGACATCGGGTCCATCCAGAACGCCTACTCTGGGTTCGCGAAGCAGAACTACACTATGCTCGACAACCTGAAACTAGGGTATGGTGGTACTCAGGCTGAAATGCAGCGCCTCCTGACGGATGCTGAAAAGCTTCCAGGAGCGATGGGGCAGACGTTTGACCTCAGCAACTTCGCTGACGTCAGCAAGGCCATCCAGCTAGTCCAGGAAGATATGGGCATCGCTGGCACCACTGCCAAGGAAGCAAGCGAGACCATCTCTGGTTCCGTAGGTATGCTGAAGGGCAGCTTCGATAACCTCCTGACAGGGCTTGGCAGCGCGGACGCTGATGTGGCCACACTAGCGGGCAACGTCATCAGCTCGCTTGAGACGGTCATCACTAACGTCGGCCCTATCATCGAGAACATCGGTTCTAACATCGCCACGCTCGGGCCTAAGCTCGGCGAAATGATGCAGAGCCTGATAGGTGCCATCGTAACGGCTATCCCCGCCATCCTGGACGCTGGTGTGGCCCTCATCGGTGGGCTGGTGCAGGGGGTCTCCTCGTCTCTCCCGGGGCTGATCACGGCCATCGTGCCCGCTATCGTGGGCCTCGTTGACATGGTCGTTGAGAACCTGCCTATGCTGGTAGACGCTGGCATGAAGGCAGTCATCGCGCTGGGCGAGGGCCTTGTGGCAGCTATGCCCGGTCTGCTCCCTCAGGTAGCATTCATGATCACGGGTATCGCCGAGGGTATCCTGTCTAACCTGCCTATGCTCTTTGAGGTCGCACTGTCGCTTATTGAGGCACTTGCCACGGGCCTCATGGAAGCCATTCCGGTTCTGCTGGAATACCTGCCCGAGCTTATCCACCAGATCGTGGGATTCATCACCGGGGCACTGCCTCAGCTCATTGAAACTGGCATAACGCTATTCACCGCGCTGATCGGGGCACTGCCCACCATCATCACGATGATCGTTAGTGCTCTCCCCCAAATCATCACCTCGGTGATCGGTGCCGTGATCGGTGCTATCCCGCTGCTCATTGATGCAGGCATCCAGCTTATCACCGCTCTGGTGACAGCACTGCCCGAGATCATCACCGCTATCGTAGCAGCTATCCCCACTATCATCACGGCTGTACTCGGTGCAGTAATCGGGGCTATCCCGATGCTCATCGGGGCTGGTATCCAGCTCATCACAGCGCTAATCGGTGCTCTGCCTCAGATCATCGGTACCATCGTTGGAGCCATACCGCAAATCATCGGCGGGATCGTAGGTGCCCTCCTGGGAGCTATCCCGATGCTACTCGGTGCAGGCTTCCAGCTTATCACTTCCCTCATGGGTAACCTCGGCGGCATCATCGGGTTCATCGTAGGCAAGATCCCCGGCATCATCAGCAGCATTATCGGGGCTTTCGGTGGTATGGGTGGCCAGATGCTTTCCAAGGGTAAGGACATTGTCCGGGGCCTATGGGACGGCATCTCTGGTGCTGCTGGGTGGCTCTGGGGTAAGATCAGCGGGTTCGTAGGTGACGTAGTCGGCAAGATCGGCGGGTTCTTCGGTATCGCGTCGCCCTCTAAGCGCTTGCGTGACGAGGTCGGCCAGTACCTCCCGGCTGGTATCGGTGTCGGTGTAGAAGAGCACGCTGAAGACGCTATCAAGCCCATCACGACCATGAACAAGCGAATCGTGAAGGAAGCTGGTAAGCTGCCGACGCTTGGCTTCGACCAGAGCGTCACACAGTCCCTGACGACTAACGTGGCACAGCAGATGGTCCCGATGCAGGCTACGGCCACACCGAACTATGCCACGGCATCCGGGCAGCAGATCACCATCAGCGGGCCTCTGGTAAGTGTGGCCTCCATGCAGGTTCGCAGCGAGTCTGACATCCGCACACTATCCACCCAGCTGAAGACCGACATGACCCGCGAGCTGCGAGCGCAAGGAGTACTAGCATGAGCTTCAAACTGGGGACGTTTGACACCACGTCCATCACCGACTTCAAGGCGATCTTGACGGACTGGCCTATGCTGCCCGCCGAGGTAACCCTGGACGACCTCCCGGCTGGCGACGGGTCATTGTACTACAAGTCCCGGATGGGATCCACCGAGTGGGTCTTCAACCTGGAGCTGACCGGTACGGACATTGACGACGTGCTGGCCAAGGCCGATCAGGTTAGCATGGCGCTCAACCCTATGCTGCACGGCCAGCAGGACTTCACGCCGAACGCGATGGACCCGTGGGTATGGCAAGGCGTACTCGCCGGGCCTATCTCCTGGAGGCGCGATAAGGTGCTGTGGTTCAGCGACCAAGGCGTCTCCCGCCTGTCTGGTGTGGCCACCATTGCCACCCCTAACCCCTACGGGTACACCACGGGAGCAGCAGCGACCGTCTCAGCTCCTGGAGGGATGACTCTAGTTGGACAGGGCAACACTAACTATTACCCCACGGTCGAATTCCGTGGGGTTCTGTCGAGCACCCAGCGTTTCATCGCCGGGGCCATGGAGGTATCAGGCCCGCTCACAGCTGGCCAGACTATGGTCCTGGACTTTGAGAAGCTAGACTTCTATATCATGACCACGGCTACCGGGGCCAAGGTTCGCAACATCGCGGATCGCTTCACCCAGTTCACCCGGCTCGTGGGCATTGATACAGTCACTATCCCCGTCAGCGTTTCTGCTGGCACATTCACTCAGGCCGTAGGCCGTGTCCCCTCGAGGAGAATCTGATGGTCGAGTACTCTCGCGCTACCAGTCGGGGCGACTGGACGGGCGAGTGGGATCCAGATGCAGTTACTAAGGTACTGCTTCACCTGGACTCATTCGTCGGTACAGGCGATCCCCGTCCAACCCCTGACGCAAGCGGTAACGACCGCACAGTATACGTCAACAACTTCGCTAGTAGCAGTGCAGCAGCAGTTCCCAGCCGATGGGGCACTGGCCTCCGGCTGAACAACGTAGGGCAGACCGAGCAGTCCTACGTCCGCGTAGAGAACGACGGCAACCTGTTCCCCTCTTCGGGTAGCATCATGGTCGGTGCTTGGTACAATGGCAAGAACGACACCCAGTGGAACCCGGTGCTTAGCACACGGGGCACTCCCGGGGCTGCACCCCTGTTCCACCTCGCCGTCAACGTCACGGCAAGCGTCCCGACGCTGAACTACAGGTTCTACGACAACGCTGGGAACCAGCTCGTCAGCGACTACATGACTATGACACTCAATGCCGACGAGTGGTACTGGATCGGTGCCGTGATGGACCTGACCCTGGGAACGTGGTCAGTATACAACGTCCGGCTCCAGGACGGGACCATCAATAGTGCAAGCGGTACCGCGCTCGGCCTGAACACGGCGTGCACGGCTCATCTTGATGTGGCCTACGGTCCGGACGGTTACTGGACCCGCTGCACTGTAGACGAGGTCGTCATGGCTGCCCCGTTCTCTGGCAACGCTGGCCAGTGGGCACTCCGGTCACGCCTTGCTAACGGCGCTCTGGAGGCAACTCAGGCCGACACCCAGACCGTCTCTGGCCGCGTGTCCCCACGGTCTACAGCGGTCCTTCCCGTGGTCGTGGAGACCCGTGCCATGCCTGCCCAGTGGGGAGCAGACATCCCGCTGCTAACCGTGAACGGCAACGGGGCTTCTGTACGGTACCGAACCAGCGCTAACCTCACTACCTGGAGCGCGTGGAAATCCGCCTCCAGCATCTCCGCTGAGCCGAGCACGGCATGGATCCAGTATGAAGTGAGCCTCTCAGCGCTCACGTCCTACGTGGACGACATCCTGCTCAGCACAGCCCCCCCAGCTACTCCTCCTCTGCCCAGCACCCAGCAGGTCCGGCCGTTCTCCCTGGATCCCATTCTGGTCGTGCCGAGCGGGGGAGGAGTATTACTTCAAGACACCCTTATCGCGTGCACCACGTTAGAATCGGGCAGTAACGAGTCCACCCTAACATTCACGCTGAGCCTCGCAGATACCAAGGCCACACTGATTGAGGCAGAGATGCCGGTGCTGTTCAAGGGACGGCACTATGTGGCCCGAGCTATCACGACGACGATTGATCGTTCCAATAACCGTGCTAGTGTTGAAGTCTACTGTGAGCGTAACTGGTATGACCTGCTCTACGCTGGCCAGATAGACGCCCAGACGTGGAGCGGTACAGCGCTCGATGCCATTGTCTCGGTCCTGGCCGGGACTGACTGGTATGTGGGCCAGATTGACCCGGACGCCTTGCTTGGCTGGGAGAACGATTCCGGCACAGTGCTCGGCGTGCTGAAGCAGATTGCTAAGGTGTACGGGGGCGACCTCGTATTTGACGACGTGAACAAGTTCGTCCACCTGCTCGATCAGGGTGGCCGTGACCGTGGCACCTACTTCGTGTATGAGCGCGGCATCAAGACAGCCATCAAGCGCGAGGATACCACAAGCCTCGTCACGCGTATCTACGGTCGCAACGCTGACGGGCTTACCATTGCCCCGGCGAACAACGGCGTGGACTACGTGGAGGACCACACCTGGACCGATGCAGTACGCTCCAGCGTCTACGACTTCAAGTCGGGCATGACGCCTCAGGCGATGATGCGCTTCCTGACCGGCTTCCTGGCCGACAGGGCCAAGCCCTCCATCTCGTACGAGTATAGCGTGTCGGGGCTTGTGGAACGCCTGGACGAGATAGACCGCTTCGAGGTTCTTGACACGATCTTCGTTATGGATGAGGACTATGGGCAGTCGGTAAAGAACCGGGTCGTGTCGTTGGAAATCGACTGGATTGACCTTCGTCAGTCTAAGATCACGTTAGCTAATAAGCTCCGGAGCCTTGCCAGCAGCGATGACAGCACCGACCCCGGTGCACTTACCACGGGGCAGTCAATTGACACTCGTGACATCAACCCTTTCAACCTCTTGCTCAATAGCCGTGGCGATAACGGAATGGCACACTGGGCAGGCAGTAACGTTCAGGTCGTTGAGGGTGGAGCGACTGGCCGGTACTCGTTCGCATTCGGGGCAGCTGGTGGCAGCCTGGAGCAGACGGTCGCAAGTGATAACCGTGAGAACTTCGTGTTCTCTGCACAGGTGGAAGCCGACAACGAGGCAGCCGTGCAGATTGAGATCACGTTCCAATACACTGACGGCACGACCGAGACTAAGACCCTGGAGTTGTAATGGCTATCCGGCTCGCGGTACTGCGTAACCCATCCACTCAGAAGCAGACCCTCACGATCAAGGTGAAGGTCATTACAGCATCGCCTGAGGTAGAGGTTACCGACCTCATCCTACAGGCTGGCACCACGGGGACAGGCTGGGTGCCTAACGTGACAGAGATGCCCTGGACGACTGGTGTGGTGGCCTAATGGCATTCGTCCGCACATTCGGCCAGCTCAAGCCCTCCAAGCCCTTGTTAGGTGTGGCCGTGAAGGTTACCGCTCAGGCAGGCGCTAACGTCACAGACATCCAGCTGAACCCCGGTAGCAGCCTGTTCAGCTGGTCTCCACAGGTGGGCGACCTAGCCCTGAAGCCTGCCCCGGTATGGCGCTACATCAACGGAATGATCCAGTCAGATTATGACACTTGGGTCATGGCCGATGAAGACCAAGCAAGCCCCTATCTTGGGGTCATATCCCCACTCGGCGTCCAGACCGTCCAGTGGGGTCTTATGTATTTAGGGGAAATCAGCACACGTCAAGACTTCAGCGGATATGAGTATAAGCTAAGCTCGGGGGCTGGCATCACGCCTCACCACACAGCACGCGCTGACCAGCGCTTGGACCTCACTACCGACGGCCTCATGTCGGCAGTGGTGGCCATCCGCGGGATCCATGCTGCACCCCCGAGCAACATCCGCACAGACCTCGGCACTGTCACGGCTTCCCACGCGGGAGGCTGGGCTGCTGTCTGGGCTTGGCACAAGACCTGGACCGACGTACTAGCAGAACATGGAGGATGGTAATGGCCGTCTTAGAAACACCCCCGACACCGGAATATGGACCTAACACTTTCCGTGATCTGGCCGAGCTGGCCCGTATCATGAAAGCCAACGACGACGCCCTTAGCACAGAATCGGGCGGTAAGACTAACCTCGCCGTCTCGTCTGCTGCTGTCACGCTGGCATCTGGGTACAGTGTGGCCTCGTATAGCACATACAAGGCACCGACGGCGATCAAGGTCGGTGCTCTGGCCACACTGGAGAGCGGGCCTGTCGGCTGCCCTAGTGCATTCGCTGGGAACACCTACTACACCTTCGGCACGCTCCCGGCTGGGTTCGTTCCTACTGGCAACCTGAGCAGACTGGGGAATGGTGTGGTATACACGAACGCCGGACTCGTCCCTGTGCAGTACCGCGTCAACGGATCAGGGGCACTTCAGTTCGTGTGCCCCATCGCTATCAATGCTGCACTATACCTCATTCCGCCCACTGGCATGAACTGGACCGTCTAATGGGTAACCGGGTAGCAGTGTGGCACGCGAACAGCAGCGTGCGAACCGACGCCGTCCTGACTAACCACGGGGACGTCATTGACGATGTGTTCTTGGTAGCATACACCCTCACCGCTGACGGGATGCAGAACATGAGCATCCAGAACACGGTTGAGACGTTCCGGGCCAAGTGGCCGAACATCAAGTGGTGGCTCACTGTGCAGTGCTTCAGTAGCACAGTGTTCCGCAAGATGGCTAATCCGTCAGACCCGCTCACCATACAGGTGATGGGCCAGCTGGACAACATCTACGCGGCCTACCCGTGGCTCACTGGCCTGGACATTGACGCCGAGGGGTTCGGTAGTAACATCACCTCGGCTGAAGCGATGGCCAGCTACCGGGCACTCGGCGACCACGCTCGGTCCAAGGGCCTGAAGGTGTCCGCTGCCTTGCCTGCTGCCACCGAGGGTAACTACTCGGTCGGTGGAGAGACGTGGCTGGACTATGCAGCGTTCGGGGCTTACTTTGACCAAGTAGCTATCATGACGTATGACTTCGGCTGGTCCGGAAGCTCTCCAGGCCCGATTGCCCCGTACTTCTGGCTCAAGGAAGTTTACGACTGGGCAGTGTCAGTCATCCCCGCTGAGAAGATCCTGCGAGGGGTGTCGGCCTACGGGCAGAACTGGATGATTCACGTTCCGGTGGAAGAGATGCCCCGTTACCCTCAGTGGCCCTATCGGGGCAACGCCGGAGCCTATTACTGGTTCTGGTATATGGCGACCGGTGAGTGGAACATCTGGGGTGATGGCACTAACGCACAAGGCCAGACACTCGCAAGCTGGTTCGTCTACCGGGACAAGGAAACGAACAGCCCCTTCGTCCTCATCGGATGCTACTGGTGGGCCACTGCTGCACACATCGCCGCTCGGAGCGGAATGGTAGCCACGACCTACAATGGCAAGCCCTATCTGACCCGGTACGGATCGGCAGCTGCGACGAACGTGGGCCAGATGGTGGACCAGCGCGTGACGACCGAATACATGGAACACACAGTGCAGCCGATCCAGGTCGTGAACACGGCTGGCGAGTGGTATAATCAGGACGCACATAACCTGACCATCGAGGTACTCCAGCGGGATCCCCAGAGCGCGACTATCATGGATGATGACTGTGCCAACACTGGAGCACTTGGCCTGTACTACACCCAGACCGGCTCGTGGTCCCACTGGCGTCAGGGCGACCCCGTTGCCGTGCCCCGTACCTACGGTCAGTATCGTGTGGCCGGGGCTGGCAAGCTAAGCCTCACGAATATCAACTCCGGAGGCAACTACCACGTCCAGGGTCGGCTCCAGCTTCCCTCGGCTGGCCGTGCTGGTGTGTACTGTGGCAGCTTCCAGGCAACGGTCGACCAGAGCGGCCTAGTTGTCCTCTCGCGGAATGGTGCCACACTGGCCACATACCAAGGCAGCGCGCCGGGGTCCAGCGCGGTCCCAGGGTCCTCTCAGGCGGTCGTGGGGCTACGGGTTAGGGGTAACCGTGCCCGTGTGTACTACAGCCGAGCTGAGAGCGGCGTACCGCTCCGGATAGATTACACAGATGCAGGATATATATCTGGTCCATCTGGTATGCTTAGCACAAGTGGCGACGCTTGGTTTGACCACGTCCGATGGGGCGATGGCTGGTGGTATAACCCTCGGGAGGCGGTTGACGTGCAGGTAGGAACATTCACCTACACAGATGTCGGCCGTATTCCTCGCACGAACGTGACCTGGGATGGGTTCAACCGCTTCCGTCCCAACACTGACGTGGAAGAGCGTACGACCCGGACAGAGGCCATTGCACCTGACTGGGACTTCATCCACTTGAAGGGTGTCGGCATCCGTGCAGGCACTTCGGAAGCTGTCAGGATTATCCCCCGGGATATCGAATGCTGGATCGCTACGGTCTACCTGTGCGATCCCAAGGGGACGGCACTGTGCCACTTCGCAGACGCTGAGTATATGGCGCATTGCATGGACGAGGGCGAACGTATGTGGGGACTTGACGGGATAGCTGTATGGCGTCTCGGCCAGGAAGACACTCGCTTCTGGGAAAGACTCAAGGGGGGCAGATTGGACCCAGCCACTAGGATCCCCATCCTAGCCTGACCCCAAACAATAAGGAGAACAGCATGTCAACATGGGCACCGAATGTAAGTAAGATTATGGACTACGGCTTCGGCCGGTCCAGGAATGGCGCGGAGGTCGTGGGAGCCATGACCCACCACGTCGCAGGCACCGACGGTCGTGACTATGTGGCCACGGCTAACAGTCGCAACTCTCACCCGACATACCACATCGCAGACGACGGCACTGTCACGGGCATCGTGCACCCTGACCGTCGCCCGTCATCCACGAACCACAGCGTGGACAACATCTCCGTCACGGTCGAGATTGACAACACAAGGGTCGGCGGTGAGTGGGTAGTTTCGCAAGCTGCGATGGATGCTTGGTCGGCCATTGTACGTCATCACGCGGACGAGTCCTCCAGGGCTGGCCGTGCCATTGTCAAGAACATCCCCGGTGAGCTTCAGACGGCGTTCTTCGTGGGCTGGCACGCTCAGTATGTGGCCACGGCCTGCCCCGGTCCTTTCGTCATCAGTCACATGGGCAACATCATCGCCAAGGCTAACGGGGCCTCGGCACCTGCTGGCAACGGCTCCAGCACGGCGTCCACCAGCACGGCACCCACGGGCACGCCTACTCTGCCGCGAACCAGCACTGAGGAGGACGGCATCCCAGGCTCTATCATGTGGAGCCGGATGCAGCTGTGGGCCAAACTCTACGGAGGCTACACAGGACCGGTAGACGGCGTGATGGGCATCTTCTCATGGATGGGTGTAATGCGTAACCTCGCACGCGAGAGCGGGTACACAGGTCCTATTGACGGGATCCCTGCTAAGTTCACCTACATGGCGATGCAGCGCTGGGCCGCGAAGTACGGCTACACCGGTCCCATCGACGGCGTTCCAGGGCCTAACACATGGCGGGCAGTAGCCAAGGCCCTGAACACCCTCTAGCACACAGCACACAGCACCAGAAAGGACTTTCGCGTGCAGCCCCTAATGAACCTCATCGAGTCTCTTACCCCTCTCGCCGTTGCCATGACAGCGGCCTATGGAGCCGTCCTTGTAGCCAAGGTAACCAAGGTCCAGAAGGATGTGAAGACTACGACGGATAAGGTCGATGAGGTGAAGCGCGATATCGTAACTAACCACGGAAGCAAGAATCTAGGTGATGCTATAGACCGACTGACTACCGGAATGCACGAGATAAGTGCAGCTCAGAAAGCAATGGGTGAGCGCATAGATTTCTATCACTTACCCGATACACAAGCAAGCACGATTGAGAAGGAATAAGGTAATGGAACTAATCACTACACTCGCCACCATCCCCGCTGTCATCGCCCTCGTCACGATGGCTAAGGACCTCGGCCTCCCGGCTCGGTTCAGTCCGCTCGTTGCCGTGGGGCTGGGCGTCGCCCTTGTCCTCTTCGACGGGTTCGCCACGGCCACACTGTACGACACCCAGACCGTGTTCCAGCTGATCGGCACGGGCATCGTTCTGGGACTGGGTGCTGCTGGCCTGTACGACGGCGCTCGGGTCATCGGCGGCAAGAAGACTGAGACCATCGTGGTCAAGGAAAGCACTGGCGGCGACCACGCCTACTAGCCCTCCAGGCAAGCACTGAGCCCCCCTTAGCTACGGCCGAGGGGGGCTCTTCTGTGCCTACAGCCAAGCACCCTTCGTCGGGCGGCTGCCGAAGCCGAAGGAGGGGTCGTCTGTACTTGCCGTGACCGTAGCCGTGAACGTTACGCGGCGACCCTTGGAGCGGGGGAACCAGCCGTGTCCGTCGTCGTCATAAGCCGAGTCGGCCATTGCCCGAGGGACAGTGCAGTAGATGCGGAAGCCCCGGTCGTCTTTGACCGTGATCTTGTAGGCGATACCGTAGTCGCCGTCCACCATCTTGGTTCCGACGATCTCGCCGGTGATAACACCACGACCCTCCACCACGGGGTGAGCAGCGGCCTCGGTGGCTTGGGCTGCCCGCTTCTCCATGGTACGGCGTACCGCGTCAACCATCTTGGGGGTGAAGGGCTTGGCCGGGGCAACCCAGCGGAGCGTCTCAGCCATCGTGCGGATGAAGCTGTCACGCTCGAGCTTAGTGTGGCCGTCCTGCTGGGTAGCTGCTGCCCACTCGTCGTAAGTGGAGTAGAGGTCCTGTGTGTCTTCCTCGATAACGACTGCCATGAGGAACTCGTACACCTCGGCGTCTGCCTGCTTCAGTGCTGCCTGATTGGCTTCCATGGCCAGGACCGCCTCGTTACGCTTGGCCTCAGCCTTGCGGATGCGGTTCGCCCGTGCCATTGCCTTACCGTGGCACCACTTCTCGGCCGCTGCCTTGCTTTCCAGGTGCTCGCCGAGCTTCGCGCTCGTGTTGTCGCAGATGTAGCAGCGATCGTGCTCGCCGTTGAATGCGTAGTGACCAGCGCCGAAGCAGCGCTTGCATCCCTTGAAGTACTCGCCGTTGAACTCGAGGTACGTGAAGCCCTCGTGCTCGATGTAGCTCGGGTTGATGTTGTTCCCTGTGATGTCCATGTAGCTAACCTAGCTCAACATTCCAAGGATCGCAACTATCAGTTTCCGTACTGGACCCAGCCCGCGAGAACGTAGAGCGCTCCATAGGCACCCTTGAAGGCGTAGTATCCGTAGATGTCCCACCACACGAGGAAGCACACGACCGGGACCGCGAATGCCAGCACCAGCAGAAAGGGGATGGGGAGAGCGGACAGCAGCTTGATCCAGACGGAACGGTTCTCCGGGGGAGTGTAGGGCTTGTAAGTCGGGTTAGTCATTGTGTGCCTCCATAGGTTGTTTGATAATCTTCAGCTCGTCACTGATTGCGTGAAGGCCAGTGCCCATCTTAGTCTGAACTGCCAGCTTTAGCAAGGGGCTCTCATCGGTAGGTGGTGACAGGCTCATGATGAAGTCTGACCACGCGTGAAGCGCTGTGCTGCCTAGCACCATCTCCTGGATGGTCTCACCCTTCTCGAAGACGCGCTTACGAGTGTGGTGAATAAACATGATAGCACAGCCCGTTGACTTAGCGATCTTCTTGATGTCTTTGAGGATGGAGTACATATCCTTAGAGTTGGACACATCCGACTTGCCGATAGCCATGCTAAGAGTGTCAATGACTACCAGCTTCAGGCCGTACTTGGTAATCGTCTCATAGAGCCGTTGCTTGTCCTCGTCCTCGCTGAGGTCTACGCTGGTGAAGTTAGTGAACAAGCTCATAGGAACCGGCTCCACCCAAGAGAGCGTCTTGCCGTCCCGGATGATGTGGCCGTCCCAGTGGTGCTTGAACCTGCCGTGGTCGCGGTTGAGGCTTTCGTCAAGACGGCTGGAGAACAGGTACTCGCCGTCCTCCAGGGAAAAGAAGCCGACAGCGAGTGGGCGCTTCAGTGACAGCCCTAACGGCCTACGACCGGTCGCCAAGCCCAGCGCAAGCTCGATGGCTATGCGTGTCTTGCCCACCTTGGGAGCGCTTACCAGCAGACCACAGCCCGCTTCTGGGATGATGTTAGGTATCACCCAGTTGATCGGCTTGCGTAGTACCGGGCCGAACTCGTCGACCGTGGACATACCCCAAGCGCCGACCTCTTCAACTTCTTCGTTGTCGTCGGGCTGGTCGTGCTGCTGCTGCTCCTCCGGCGGGCTGGGCTTGTGTGCGTAAGCGATGGCGATGTCTTCCTTGAGGCGGTCCGGGTCGTCGCCCCACTTGTTCCACTTGGTAGCTTTGATCAGCTTGAATGCCATCTCCTGGGAAAGTCCCAGCTCAGCAGCGTTACGGCTGAACCTCCAGAGCACCTTGCTCCGGTCGCCATAGGGGTCGTCTGCACCGAGGTCAGAGGCCAGTGCAGGCGAGAAGCCTAGCCCTCTGGCCACACGTGAGAGCAGGCTGCCCCGTGTGTGCACGTTGCCTGTCTGACGGAGGATCTTGCCGACGAAGGGGACTCGCTTGTGGTGAGTGGAGCCTGGGACGCGTAGGAGCTGGCCTATGTCGACGCCGGACTTGTCCCCGCCGAGTGCTTGGGTAACCATACCGATGAAGCCGTCTCGGTGGAATTCGCTGGCCAGCATGGCCTCGCTCATGAGCCAAATCGCCTGTTTGTGGCCGGGGCTTGTCTCCCACATATAGGAGGGCTTCAGGCTCTCCAGCAGCTTGTCGTCGTAGGACTCGTCGCAGTCTACCCAGATGGCGCGCTGTGCTGGGTACTCCTTGGCCTTGCGGCTGTCGCTGCTGCTAACGGCAGGCGTCCAGTACCAATCGACGGAATCCCGCATGTCCGGGAACTCCGGAGTACGGGATGTGATCGCCGCACCTTCGCGGAACTTCTGGTCGGTCTTGTGTCCGATCTTGTAGATGTGGGGCATCCATGTGGTTCCTACCACACCTGAATGACGCCACACCTTGCTGATCAGCTGGAGAGCCTCGTTATCCACTCTATTACTTCCGTAGCCTTGGGGTCGTAGCTGGTGAACGTCTTGCCACCAGCTTGACGAAACTTCTTTAGGTTATACTGCTGAGCCGCCGAAGGCTGTTCCTTCGCGCTCCTCTTAGCCTCAATGGCGAAGAACTTACCGTGTGCACACCCAAGGACGTCGGGGGTCCCCTTCTGTTGAAAGGAACCCCCGTGGGTGCGAATAGCATACACCCCGTCGATGGCGTTGAGGATAGTAAGCATTCGCCTGACTACCTCAGCCTCTAGCATGAGGCGTTAGCGACGCTTGACTACGCGCTTCGGCGCTGCCTTGGCCGGGGCTGCTGCTGCCTTGCGGACCGGGGCACGACGCTTGGGAGCAGGCTCTTCCTCGGGCTCTTCGTCGTCTTCGAATTCCTCGTCGGCGAGTTCCTCATCTTCAAGGTCTTCGTCGTCAAGCTCTTCGTCCTCGTCGCCCTCTTCGGCTTCGGCTTCTTCCTCTTCGATGGACTCGATGAGTTCAGCCTTCTTCAGGCCGACCGTGTCCACGCCGAGGCCCTTGGCACGCTTGCGGAGTTCTGCGAGGGACAGGACGCTGAGGTCTTCAGCTTCCTCGTCTTCAGCTTCCTCCTCAGCTTCGTCTTCGTCCTCGGCTTCGTCTTCGTACTCTTCGTCGTCGGCCTCTTCAGCTTCCGACTCGTCGTACTCGTCCTCGCCTTCTTCGTCCTCGTCGCTGTCGGCGCTTCCGCCGTCCTCGTCAAGAATGTCCAGGCCGTAGGTGCCCTGAACCTGCGAGCGGAGGTTGCCCTGATAGGTGTCGTCCTCCACCTCGGCGGCGATGAACTTGCCGACCACGGAGTCGGGGCTGATCATGGTCGCCTTCTTGGGCACGGTCTGGCCAGCAGCCACGAGCAGGTCGCGGAGCTTCCAGAGCTGGTTCTGCTGAAGTTTGCAGTAGAACGGGAAGCGACGCGTCTTGAGCGTCGGGTCGGCCGGGACCAGTGCATACACGAGCATCGCCGTGCCGTCCTGTGCCTCGGTCTCCTGGACCGACTCAACCTTCATCTTGTGGAGGCCTTCGCTGATGTGCTTGGTGTTCCAGCCGGAACGCTCTTCGGTCTTGCTGAAATCGAGACGGATCTTTTTAGCCATGATGTGTTATCCTTCGTGTTTTTCTGTGATCTCGGTTAGCGGGTCCAGCCGAGAAGGCTGTTCAAGCGCGTGATGCTGGGCTGCTTGAGGTATGGGGGAGTCCCGTGGTAGGTCTTGCTCCTGGCCCCGGCCACAATAGAGGACGAGGGGCCAAGCCATAAACGACGGACGGGCTTGCCGTCGATATGAGCAATGTAGAGACGTCCAATAACATCGGACATCTGAAGTATAGCGCTCGCAGCGCCGGGAGACAAATCAACCGTCGTCTGCACAGCGGCGTCTTCATCTTCGTCCTCGGGTGCCCAGTCCTCGTTCGGGAGGATGAGCTTTTCCTGGGCGAGGATGATGGTGGTCTTCTTTTCGTCGCGGAGTGTTCTCACGAGTGTGGCCAGAGCACCATTCGCGATTCCGTAGTGTGCCTGAGTACTCTGGCCACCCTTGGAAAGCTCGAACAGCATGGAGGCGTGAAGCGCGGTAGCCGTGTCAATGATGATACGGTCGTGGGACTTGATGAAAGTGCCGTTCATGAGCTTGCTGAGGTTCTTGCTGCTCATGTCCTCCTCTACGGTGAGGCCCGTGGTATCAATACCGATGAGGCCTTGGTCAGCGCTGAGGATGGCTGTCTTGTTCCCTCTTGGGGCGTCCTTCAGGGCGAGCGTTGTCTTGCCGACCTTGGGCCTGCTGTAGATGGTGTAAATCACTTCTTGTTCCTCACTCTCTTGGCTTGTGCAATGTTAGCAGCTTGTGACTTGTTCTGCTTCTCTTGGTTAGGGTAATAGCTTAGCGGGTCACGTGTGGTTACGTACCGTGTCCGCTGCTCGATCTCGCTGGTGCCGTGCATCAGGTCGGCTACTGTGAGGTCCTTGTAGTTGCACATGAACCCTGAGCAGGCGTGAAGGTTACGCTCCACGCAATCCGGATCATCCCACTTGTATGTTAGCAGTCGACGGGCTGAAGTCACAAACGACTTCCGCTGACGCTCTGCCTGTTCTGGGCTGAAGATAAGCCTATCACGACGGAACTCCGTTGTATAGTCCCGGTGCTTCAGGGCCACAAGAAACTCCTCCACGTAGGCACGCTCAGCCGGGTCCTCAATGGCGAGAAGATCCTTGCCCCGTACGACGCTCATCAGGTGGTTCTCAATGAGCCACTCACGGAACACGGGTAACGTCGTGCCAGTGGGCTTCAGCACGCGGCTGATCTTGCCCTTAGTGGTGAGCGTAGGAGTGTGGATGGCGCTCGTACGGCAGTAGTCGTAGATGAAGCCCTTCGGCTGAGGCAGTCCCAGGGCCTTGTATCCGGGAGCCTGAGCCACTGCCCAGAGATAGGAATAGTGCTGGAAGGCGAGTTCCCGGTAACGCCAGTCGGGCAGTGTGGCGTGAGTCTTGTGGTCGCCCAGCCACACGTCACCGTTCGCGTCTTGCCAGATGATGTCAATCCGGCCACGGTACAGCACCTTCCCTTTGAACATGGGACGCTCTACCGTCAGCTCTACCGCGATGGGGGTGAGTGTTTCGTTACGGTGAACCCAGTCATAACTGAGGACGATATTGTAGCACTCACGGGCGAGGCCAGCTGTCTCCTCCTCGAATGACTCCTGCTCAGCCTTCTCTGTGATCTCCTTGTGCAGCGCCTTCCAGTCGCCACCCTGCCCACGGCATTCCAGCAGCGAGTGGATCCATGTGCCACGGGTGAGAGGCTTGCTCTCCAGGCGAGGACGGAGTCCCAGGATGATGCCGTAGTAAGTTTCACGAGGGCACTCAACGAAGCTGCTGACCATGCTCTGAGTGATTACTAGCTGTCCGTCAGCGGTCGTGGGCCATGTGCCCCGAGCGCCATGCCATGCTCCGGGCTTAGCCCCTGTGCTGGGTAGCTTCTTGACAGTCATGCGGAAGCCCTGTGCCAGTTGTCATGAAGCACGCCGTCAAACACGACTGCACTACATACCACACACACGTCAACTTCTACGCGACCACCACGGGAGATGAGCGACTTGCGCTCGGTGACGATTGTGATTGACACACTAGAACTCTGCAAGAGGTTCACCTCCCCAACATCTGGATATTGTGACGTCGGCCTTGAGGTAAAACTTTCTTGGGAGGTTGTCATCTGCACTTTCCATTGTCTCTTTTACGATACGTCCCACTTTTCGGGCCGTCTTATACGGGGCAGTAATGCACACCGAGTCGTGAACTGTGGTGACCAGCTTAGCCCCCAGCGCTGGCAGGCGCAAGTCTCGGCCAAGCCTCGCCAGACTGATCAGCATGAAGTCGCTACCCGTGGATTGGACGGGAGAGTTGATCGACTGACGGAAGGCGTTTTCCTGCACCCAGTAGTCACTATGATACACACGGGGCAAGTGCCGGAACCGGCCGAACTCGTTATGGACGCCGCCGAATTCGATGGCCTCCTTGCGCTGCTTCCGGTACCACTCAGGCAGTCCATTGAAGTTTAGGAAGTACTCCTCACGGAATGCCTCAGCCTCCTTCTTGGTAATGATCACGCCGTAGTTCTCACGAACGTAGTCCGCGAAGTGCTTAGCCATCATACCATAGAGGAAGCCGAAGTTCACACCCTTAGCAAGTGTACGGTCGGCCTTGGTTACGTCCTTCTCGTCCTTCTTGGTAACCCGTGCAGCGATATAAGTGTGGATGTCAGCGTCGGCCTCGAACAGCGCTATCATGGTCGGGTCGCCAGACATGACAGCGGCCACACGAAGCTCCAGCTGACTAAAGTCAACCTCAATCCAGGCCAGCCCCTTCTCGCCGAAGAGGTTACGTGTGGCCTTGTCCCGTGGGATCTGCTGGGAGTTGATGCCGGGATTGTCATCTCCAGGGCTGGAGCTGCTCAGTCGTCCGGTAACCGTGCCAGTCAGCTTGAAGCTGGTGCTAACCCTGCCGTCGACCGTTCGCTGCTCCAGAGGGACCAGGAAGCCGGTGAGCTGCTTATACAGGGTGGAGCGCTGGCTCAGGAGGCGTGCTGCTGGGTGATCAATCTTGGCTAGGTCCTCCTGAGACATCCCAGGGTTGCCCTCGGGCCACGTCTTGGTCGGCTTGGTACGCCGTGGGCACAGTGCCCCCTGATGCACGTAGAGCCACCACTTAGTCCAGTTAGTGTTCCCCCACTTGGGAGTCGTCTTCTGGAGCCAGTCAGGCCAGCGGTCCTTCGGCGGTACGCTGGCGTCCAGCTTCTTTTCAATGGCTGCTATCTTAGCGTCTACGATTTCCTTGGTCGTGGACACAAGGGCCAGCCGTACCGGGAGCCGGTTGTCTTCCATCTGCACGAGCGGGTCCGCTGCTGGGAGCATGATGTCCCGCATGACACGGACCGGGTCCTCGTGGGGCTTCAGGTCTGTCCTGATCTTGCGCTTCTGCCACTTCATCAGCTCACGCGTGATGTGGACGTCCTTGCCTGCATACGTGCTGATACGGGCCTTGGACTTAGCCTGCTGGACCTTGGGTACGTGTGGCAGGAACTCGTCGCCCAAGTGCTTCACGTTGTCGTCAGCCCAAGACTGATACCCAAGTAGGCGCTC